CAAGAAGCTCTTAATAACGAAAAAGCAGCTAATGAGTTTGCAGCCATGTCTATGGGAATTGATTGGCGTACAATGCGTAAGACATTGGACATTCCTGTTCAGGGCGAGCTTAACTTGGACACACCTACAACGGTAACTTATAAAGCTGGGGTTCGGGCTGTTAATGCAGCTGTAGCAGCTGGCGAAGGTGTTAGTGTGCTTAGAAAAGCGGGTGAAGAACACTATGGTAATCCGTTTAGTCATTTGGCTAATGCTCGGGATGCTGTTAAAACATCTAACCTGCAAGAAACAGTTGATGCATATCGTGCTTGGCTAGAAGGGACTGACCACACTGATGTTAAGCAAGAACGCAGACAATGGGTTTTAGATCAGATAGACTCTGGTGCTTTAGATGGCAAAGTTTTACTTTATTACAGCAAGCAACAACCTAACCACGCAGAGGTGTTAGCAGAGTTTATTTCGGAGCGTCGTGCTTCTGCAGATGCAGACCCGCTTCCCGATACATTTAATCCTCAGCTGACTCAAGAAGCTTTTGACGAACTTAAGATTAAACTAGGTGAAACTATTTTAAATCCTCAAACTAAGCAGTCTAATTCAAGCACTCCTAAGCTTTCGGAAGAAGCAACTACTCAACTTGAACGAAACACTTTAGACTTTAACAGCCTACAGAATAATCGTTTGAAGTTCTTTGATGACAACATCAGAACACTACTTGGTAATCCCGAAGCTCTTGACGCAATACTCAGTACACCAGAGGGCTACAACGCAGTAGCTGACTCCCAACGAGTGGCTCGTAAGGCTCACGTAAAGGAGAAGCTGGAAGAACTTGGACTAGAGAATTATGAGTTCATTGCTAATCAAATTATTGATATTCAAGGCAATACCGATTTCCGACTAGCAGCAGTTAATAAATTCTTTGATCGCTACAGCATATACGAAACAGACACTCAGATATTTGACTATAAAGGCATACCAGATGACCTCAAAACTAGCGTTTATATAATCTTAGGGGAGAACCCCGATAACCTATTAAAAGCCCGTGCAGAGGTAATTCAGTCCATTAATGAAGCAAATTCTGCTGGTATCTTATCACTTGTTCACAATGAAGCTACATACAAGAGATATAGGCAGGGCATCGACCAGTTTGATACTGTTAAGCAGAAGGTTGAGTGGATTCAAACTCAGCTCGATGGTCAGCAACGCTCAGGGTTTAACCCGCAAGCATCTGCTCAAGTTAAATCTCGAGCACAGGTTATTCTAGACTCTAAGCCTATTAATGATGTTCTTGAGAAACACGGGCTGTGGGATGTATTTATTGGTGCAGGGCATGGACCATATTTGGAAGTGCTCCGCAGGCAGACAGGTGGTAACCCCGATGCAGTTAGAATATATGGTGAAAATTTACGTGAAAATATTAATGAATTCGCTGCTGATCTTATGTCTGCGATTCGCACTGGTACTACTCCAGATAAGTGGAAAGGCGTTGAAGCTTTTGAAGAACTTGTAAGTGTAATCAATCAAGTTCGTAATTCTCAAATAGCAGCTCTTAATCGCATGGGATCTAATGTCCGCGTTCGGTCAGACTTTTCTGGCTGGAGTCAGCGTTGGTCTGATGATGCAATCAAACGAGTTGGTATTGAAGCTTGGAAGAAAGATATGCGTACTTCCGTAGATTGGGAAGCTACAGAGAAAGCTCACGGAGGTTTATTACTTCGTAGGGACGGTAAGCAAGTTAAGTTTACTCGTGAGCAATATCTAGATGAATGGTATCATCAGATTGTAGAGCAGAAGCAGAAGACTGATGGAGCTGATATAGCCAAGTCATTTGAACAGTCTCGTACTTTAATTCTTAAAGCAGATTCAGAAGCTGCAATGCTCGCTAAGTATAGCGGTGAAGCTAATTTAGGTAAGCTCCTAATGGACCAGATACGTTACCGTTCTGAGATGATATCTAATTTAAACTTTCTTGGGAATGATCCAGCAAAACTTATGCAAGATTTGTTGAATGATGCGGGAGCAATACGAGGAGATAACATTGGTCGTCTTAAATACGACACAGTTCTCGGAACAACAAAGTTACTTACTAATGATTTGGACAACCCTGTTGATGCTACATTTGCAACTATAATGAAAAAAGTTCGTGCAGTAGGTAACTTGGCATTCTTACCATTATCAGGTTTTTCTGCTTTGATGGATATACCTCTTGTATCCGCTACTTTAAAGTACACGGGGGCTGGCGATGCAACAATTGCAGAGCTTATGCCACTGTATCAAGCTGCGTTGAAACGTCAGTTTAAAGGTGATCCCGAAGGTTTATCTAAATATCTTAAAGATGCAGGAGCTGGCTTTGACTTAATGAATAATGCAAACCTTAGAGGTATTACTGGGGACACTTCAGGATCTCAAGGTTTCTTATCACTAGCAATGTCATTCATGTTTGAAGCTAATGGTATGACTAGGTTTACTGCGGCACACCAAGAACTTTTTGTAGATTGGACAGCCAGAAACTTAGCTGAAGAAGCTAACGCAGGTGCATTTAGTGCAATCCGAATAGAAAGCTTAAAAAACTTTGGATTTACTGACGCTGAGATAGATGTGTTACTTAAGTCCGTATCTGATGAAGCTCCTGACGGAATAGCACGCATTATGCCTCAAACTATTGAGAATGTTGAAGCGTCTAACAAGCTTCGTGAATACATGATTCACTATATCAAGCAGTCAGCATTTGAACCAGATGTTGGTGCTCAAGCAATCTCTCGTGGCAATTTAAAGTCTGGCACAATTGGAGGCGAGTCCATGCGTACAGGATTTCAATATTTACCATCAATTCTAGGGCTTAGCCGAGTTATATTTAACAGATGGTCTCAGGGCTACAAAGGAGACCAGCTAAACCAAGTACGAGCAATGTCGCACCTAGTAGCATTTATTGGAACTTCACTAGCAGCAGCTTGGATGGTGTTGACACTTAAAGATATATCTAAGGGTCGATTACCAATGAACCCGCTAGAATTGTCATCATTTGACATGAAACGCATTATTAACCAATCGGGACTACTTGGAGTAGGTGAGCTTGGTTTTGGAGTACTAGAAGGTCAGTTGCCTCTTGGTCCTTTAGCTAGTACACCATTTAACCTAGCAGGGGGAGTATTCTCAGGAGATCCTGAGAAAGTCGGAAGATCGCTCGCACCCTATGCGGGTGGTAATATGCCAGTAGTTGGTCCAGCTATTCGGGGTATGATCGGACTTGCTTTTACACAATCTATTACTGACTTCATGTCAGCTGAAAATGACTACATCCAAAGATACTAGTCTTGACAATCAACCTAATTTAACATAACTATACATCTATAATGCCTGATTCTAAAAACTCTAAAATCTCAGAATTGACTGAACTCACAACCCCAGTAGGAGCTGACATAGTACCTATTGTCGATTCTTCGGATTCTGAGACAAAAAAGATTACATACACAAATTTAGTAGCTGGGCAGACTACGGGGATTGCAGCTAATGCAGCTAACATTGCAACTAATGCAGCCAATATTGCTAGTAACATTACAGATATAGCTACTAACGCAACTAACATTTCTACCAATCAGACTGATTTAATTACTCAAGGGGTAGCTATATCTAATAACGCAGCTAACATTTTTAGTAACGAAACAGACATTGCAACGAACGCAACCAACATAGCAACGAACGCAGCTAACATTGGTAGTAACGACACAGACATTGCAACTAATTCAGCCAATATTGCAACGAACGCAGCTAACATTGCTAGTAACGACACAGACATTGCAACTAATACGGCTGACATTGCAACTAATACGGCTGACATTGCAACTAATACGGCTGACATTGCAACTAATACGGCTAACATTGCAACTAACACGGCTAACATAGCTAGTAACAATACAGACATTGCTACAAATGCAACTAACATAGCTAGTAACGATACAGACATTGCTACAAATGCAACTAACATAGCTAGTAACGATACAGACATTGCAACGAATGCAGCTAACATTGCAGCTAACACGGCTAACATAGCTACAAAAGCACCACTTGCTCAACCAGATGTTCAAGACTCTTTAACAGTTACAGCTACTGTATCTCCAGATCAAGACGCTAAAGTTGAGCTGGTAGATAAGTCTACGGGTGCTACAAAGCAAGGTGGCTTGTATAAAAAAGATGGATCACTTTATGTAGGAACATTTACAGATTATACAAAGAATCTTAGATGTTTTCAACAAGGTGCAGATCAAGTTTATGCTTTTCCAAATAACTCTGGCATACGGTTTCACGGTGGTGATTTATTAGAAACGTATGAGCATCATAGTTTTTCTCCAACGCTAAATATATCAGGAGTTACTCAAAGTTCTTACAACAACCGAACAGGATATTACACAAAGTTTGGACGCAAGGTTACATTTCACGTTGAAATTAATGTCCAAAATCCTGACGCAGCTATTAAATTATTATACTCTAATGATCCAACAGGCAATATTAGGGTAGATAATTTACCTTTTGCAGCTCAATGGGATTCGACTTTTATTCTTAGACCAGTGCAAGGTTTTATAAATTGTGCAGGTACTCAATTTCCGTTATATGGTCATTTAGATTCTGGCTCAACATCTATATACTTTGAAAGGGGTGTAGAGATAATTGGATCAGGTAGTCAAGTTGCAGGACAAGGTATTAATACTCGTCGACTTCGATTAAATGATTTCTCAATTAATCCATTTGATTTTGTTGCAAGCGGAACTACAAATAAATTTAGATTTTCACTCTCTGGAGTGTACATGTCTAATGTTGATTAATCATGGAAGATCATATTATTACACAAACTAAAATTTGGAGCTTAGTCTTTCTTGGAGAATTAACTGCATTTAATTTTAATTCTACAGCTCAAACCTTTATGTATGCGTGTGCAGGGCTAGCATCCTTAGCTACAGCATATTATTATATATTTATTAAAAAATGACACCTGAACTTATAGCAATGATCGGCGGTGGAGTTAGTGGCTTTGTAATGAAGCTTATTGGCACACAGATGGAAAACCAAGCTCGTCAGTTTGAGCGTATGATTGGTAAACAACAAGGTGCAGATGCCTCGGCTGATGCAGCATCAAAGCGTGAGGGTGGAGTATTGGTACGAAGGTTCTTAGTAGTATCCACTGTTTTTGCGATTGTAATAGCCCCATTTCTTTTTGCATGGACTGACGTAGGTATTAGTGTTGCCCGAGAAACTGAAGGTTTTTTTGGTTTCTTTAAAAGCGTTAAATGGGACACTGTTCAAGGTTTTGTAATTTTACCAGAAATTAGGCAAACTGCCTTAGCCATTGTAGGATTCTACTTTGGATCATCTCAAATTAAATAATATTATGCCATACGGAAAAGGAACATACGGGTCTAAGGTAGGTCGCCCACCTAAGAAAAAGAAAGTACTTAAACCATTTAAAAAGAGAAAGTAATGGGTAAATTATGTGCACGAGGTAAAGCAGCTGCAAAGCGTAAGTATAAGGTATACCCTTCTGCGTATGCCAACGGTTACGCTGTGCAAGTGTGCAAAGGTAAGAAGCCAGACTCAGGAGGTAAGAAGAAAGTAGCTTCTGGTTACAAGAAAGGTAAGAAGTGAGTTTACGCCGTTGGTTTAAAGAAGACTGGAAAGATGTCCGAACTGGTAAAGCTTGCGGTCGTCAGAAAGGTGAGAAACGAGGAACACCATACTGCAGACCAACAAAGCGTGTTAACTCTAAAACTCCAAAGACTTCGGGAGAAATGACCAAGTCTGAGAAGCGTAGTAGAATTTCTGAGAAAAAAAAGATTGGACAACCTGCAGGTAAACCTCGTAGAGTAAGATCATTAAAAAGGAGTAAAAAATGAGGAAAGAACATAAAAGCAAAACTGGGGGCTTAACTGCTAAAGGTAGAGCATATTTTAAAAGAAAGACGGGTGCTAATCTTAAGCGACCTGTTACTGGTAAAGTGAAGCGAGGTTCAAAAGCAGCTAAGCGTCGCCGTTCATTCTGTGCAAGGATGGGTGGAGTCAAAGGACCTATGAAAGATTCAAAGGGTCGTCCTACTCGTAAAGCTCTTGCACTTAGAAAATGGAAATGCTAAATGGCTAATTTTATAATCAATCAAACTGCGAGTGAAATACAGCAGATTCTAAACAAAGCAGATTCTCCTGACACAATCCCCACTCCTAACAGTCAAAACTTAGTTGAGAGTGGGGGCGTTAAAACATATGTAGATAGTCAAGTATCTGCAGGTGCTTCTATTACTACGAATTCTTTTGCTCCATCGGCTTTAGAAGATTCTAACGATGGGCTAACGGCAACAGATACAGCTGTTCCTACAAGTGCTGCTGTATTTAATGCAATAGATGCAGCGACTACTAAAGTAGCTCAGCTTACTGCTCCAGATGTAGCATCTGGTAATGGAGTATCAAGTTCTACAACTATTCCATTTACTGTATCAAGTGATCCTAATAACATTGTATCAGTTTCAAACGGAGTTATTACTCCAACTTCTGCTGGAGTATATCAAATTATTTGGTCGGGAGAGTTTGCTGAAGACGATAGTACCAATAGTGATTTTTTTAGGCTTCAGCTTAAAGCAGGATCAAGTGTTTTAGCACAGGCTATTGTAAATGAGACTGGTAGTTATAATATATATGAGCATAGAAATCTAATTTCAGTTCACAACAATACAAGTTTGACAACGTATTCAGCTTTTGTACAGGAAGAGCGTACCACAGCTATGTATTATAAAAATCAAACACTAGTTATAATTAAATTAACATAACATGGCTAATTACGAAATAAATCTTACTGCAACTCAGATTGAAGCAGCTTTAAACAAAGCTCATGCACCAGCTACAGCTGTAGACACTACTCAGAACTTAGTTGAGAGTGGTGCTATTAAAACATATGTAGATACTCAGGTGTCCGCAGGTGCTTCTATTACTACAGCATCATTTGCAGGGTCTGCTTTAGAGGATTCTACTGACGGTCTTACAGCAACAGATACTGCTGTTCCCACTAGTGCTGCCGTGAAAGATTATGTTGATTTATCTAGGGGTACTACTACGCTAACCCGTTCAGCAGAATTGCTCACAGGTTCGAATTATACTAACAGTGTTAGTATTGGTAATGTTTCTTCTGGCATATATGCATTTCACTATGAATATCAATACCGAAATCAACAATATAATTCAGTAAACACAGGCGTATTCAATTTAAAAGTTGGAAGTCAGACACTTATAAATCAATTAACTAGTTCTGGAGCTAATTACACGGACTGGATAGATGTGGGGTTTCGTAACTTAACTGTTGTACCACAATTAAGAGTTATTGATTTAACATCTGGTGGAGGCAGTGTGGTGTTAAAAGTAACACGTGCTAGCACATACGGAGGCAGTGCTACTATGGGAGTAAGAAATGTTATTTTAAAATTTATTAAAGTATCGGTTTAACGATAAGCCTCACCGTCAATAATACGGTAGTTATTTACTTCAAACTTTTTGCCCTTGTGGGTAATCTCAGCAAATCCTAAGTTCCATTGGTTTACTGGCATGTAGTCAGGTTCTAGGTCACACAAGCAACCAACTGACCAGCAGGCGATTGTATTGTTGTCCATAGATTTGACTGAATGCTGACTGGTCTTGTGTTTATGACCAGCAATTGTAGATACACCCGTTTTAACCTGTAATGTACGTGCAAAGTTAACTGGGTCAAAGGTATTGAAAAACTCATGTCCGTGTAATATCCACAAGCCACCAGCTTTAGTTAGCTGACGACCACCAATCTCTTGGATGTCGAGGTCTTCGAAACGTAGTAGTTTCTCCATCTTAAAGTCAGGCACACCACATAACTCAGGAGCTTTACGCCACAGAAACTTTTCCCAGCGTTCTTCGTGGTTACCAATCTTAAAGTAGATGTTAGCTTTTGGAAAACGCTCACGCAGGTGCATTAGGAACTGACGACTAGCTTGTAGCTCTCCTGCTAGGTCACGATGGTTGGGGTCAGATTCCCAGCGACTGGTTGCGTAGAAGTCTACGGTGTCACCGTTAAGTATAATGTTAGTGGGGTCTTTACAGTGATTTAAGGCACACTCTACAGCTTCTACATCGTGGAAGGGTAGGTGGATGTCGGATAACAATAATGTTTTTCCGTCAGGAATTCGTACTATGCGTTTTTTAGGTACGAGTGACTTGGGAATCTTATACTCCCCTGCTTTACCGTTTTTTTTCATAAGTTCTGGGAGAGCTCTATCTCTGCTTTGTTTTCCATGATTGCCCCGAACATGACGTACTGCGGATCGGGCTGCTTCAATGGTAGAAAATAAATTTGGGTTCTCTTTGTATATGTGTTTAGCTAAAGTTAAATTTGCAGAAGCAGGAAACGCTGCTGCGTATTCCTTAACAACCTGTTGTTTGGTTCTGGGTTTTTTAGCCATTAACTATTAAGTAAGAGTTTATCTTCTAATTTATTAACTTTATTCTTAAGTCCGTCAATATCTTTATTTAATACTTTATTTTGTTCAGTAAGAGCTTCACATGCTGCAGTTATTGCTTTTAAACCATTAGTTAATATTTGTTCTGGCGATTCGTTAAATAGGGATGATTTTGACATTATTGTTTAATTAGATCTATAAGATTATCAAGTACTTCACTAGAGAGTTCTTTCTTTTGAAGTAATCGTTTAAGGATTGATTCGTCCAGAGATTGAGGGACAACAAGATCAATGTATGTGCATTTGTGGTTTTGACCAATGCGGTGTATACGATCTTGACTTTGTAACCTAGTCTCTAGACTGTAATTATTTGAGTAATATACCATCGTTGAAGCACGGTGTAATGTCAAACCTTTGGCTGCAGCAGATGTACCAATAAAGAACTTAGCTTCACCATCTTGGAACTTACGAATAGCCTCTGTTCTGTTTGTAGATGCTGTGTCACCACTGTAAACTACAACACTGTCTTTACCGTACACTTCGGACAAAGCTTCTTGGACTTGTAGAACATTCTGTTTGTATGCACAAAAGATGACTAATGGTCTGCTTGTTTCGGCTATTTGTAATAAGGCTTTGATTCTATTATTTTTAAGCGAAACAGCCTGACCATCGTCAGTCATTACAAACCCAGTAAGGATTTGATGTAACTTAACCAACTTGGTCAGAGCCATTGTCGCCGTAACTATATTGCCTGATTCAAATTCAACAATACAATCGTCCTTCATTCTTTTGTACACTTGTTCTTGTTCAGTTTCTAACTCAACAGCCATAGTAGTAAATGTCTTATCTGGTAAATCCAGACAATCTTTCTTCTCTAACCTTAAGCTAAATGGTTCTAAGAGCTTTGTTAACTCTTCTAAATTTTGATATCCAATAATCTTATTGAAGCTTCTCTGACCCATTGTCATTGTAGTTTCTACAGCAAACTTATGTTTAAATGCTGTATATGTACTGTATGGTATAGCATCTCTAGATAAGAACTTGCATTGGCTAAACAGATCTAATGGACCTTGTGTAATTGGAGTGCCGTTTAGTATCCATCTCTTATGGCACATTTGAGCTAACTTTAATACAGACCTTGTCTGTTGTGCTTTGGGATTCTTAATACATGTAGATTCGTCAATTACAAATTGTTTGTTTCTATCTGATGCAAGAAAGTTTTCTGCAAGTCCGTAACCATTCTTTGTTCTTAGTGCTTCTACATTAATAAGTAAGAACCTATACTTAGCTTCACATTTTATAAAATGCTTTAAGTCTTGTTTACGAACTTTACTCGTGGGCATACCTTTCCAAGTATAGACTTCACACTCTTCTTCTGGAAAGTGTTTAGGTATTTCAATAGCTCCCCAGTTAAAATGTAGCCCATTGGGAGCTGCGACTAATATATCTTGGGAATCATTGTTACCCAGTATATCTAGCATAATCTTTGTCTTACCAGTACCCATTTCACAGAACAAAGCTCCGTATGGTTGGTCAACAAATCTGCCAAGAGCAGACTCTTGGTGTTTTAAAGGTGTTGTTTTGTATTTCATTTTCTTACATATCTGCCTAAGCTATATATCCTTCTCCATTTTGTATATGTGCAATGATGGAGTCCGTATATCTTTGCAGCTTTGGGGGCGGGTAAGCCCATATCTCGCTGTTCATCAATAGCTTTAATTAGGTGTAGTTTTTGTTGTTTAGTTAAACGACCGTCAGTGATTGAAAATTTTTGAGGTAGGATATCTCTAGTTCCTGTGAGCTTTTCAATTCTTTCATTTTCCTCTACTTCTTTTGCTATTCGTTGAGCAGCCCATGTCATAAATGAGCTGCGTTGTTCTGCTGTTGTCTGGTAACTCATGGTTTTGTTTTTATTGTAATAGAAATAGAATTGTTTGTATCTTGTTTGTTTGCAGTGCTTACGACATTTTCAATGTTTGTTTGAACATCACCTCCGTGTTCGTTGGCAATATCTAACAATTCATTTAGTAGTTCTTCAAGATTCATGGCATTTCATAAAAACGGGTTGTGAGTGGATGATGTATATACAGATTACGCATTGCTCTTGTCACTGCAACATAAAAAACACGGTGTTCGTTGTCAGGGTCTTTAGCATATGCTTTGCTGGTCATCTCTACTAGGTCAGGTAGTATGACCACATTATCAGCTTCTCTACCTTTGACAGCATGTATTGTGTTAATTTCTACTTGAACTTCTTCTAAGCACCCATCTTCTTGAGCTTTAAGTAAGATGTCTTTTGTGGTGTCTGACAATTTAAATACATTATCCCAAGAAACTGTTGTTCTTAAGCCGTAATTTGTAGACAGCTCATGTTTATCAAACATCTCTAGCTCAGGGAGGCTGTCCATAATCTTCTTAGAACCTCGTGCTACTGCCACACCTGATGGTAAATACTTTCTGTAAAGCACCTTTAGGTCACGCACAGCAAGCTTGTAGCCTTGACGCAACTGTTCCCATAGTTTGATCATCTTAATTGTCTCAGCGTCAAATAAGCTGCAGTCACCGCCAGATATAAAGAGCTGACGTTTCTTAATGAGCTCATGTTCGTAATATGGTAGAAATGCTCTGTTGCGACATAGCAGCAACCACGAACCATTTGAAAAGTCTAAGTCTCTGATACTTTTAATATGGGTAACACTGCCTTCAGGTTTAACAGATTGAACTGTGTACTCTTGTTTTTCTGAGATGCGTTCTGCAATTTGTTCTGCATAGTTAAGCACTGGCTCAGGTAGTCTGTAACTGGTGTCAAGGATACTGCGATCACCTTTTCTATTAATTAAAGATGCGGGGTCACCACCTGAGAACTTGTAGATACTTTGTTTGTCGTCACCAGCAATATAAACTTGTTTAACTCCAATGCTTAACTGATCTACAACTTTCCATTGTAGTGGGGACAAGTCTTGAGCTTCATCTACAAATAAGTATTCAAGGTCTAACTTAATGTTTTTCTCAATGAACTGTTCTAATTGATCAGTGAAGTCATATAGATCATTGTTGTATTTAAACTCTTTGTAGAACTTAGAGAAGCTTTCTAGCTCAGCTACTGACACTGTGTGGCTGGGATTATCAATAAGGACTTGTTCAGGACTTATAAGCATGTTACGCATTAAGCTGTTGTAATACAGTATACGGTCGCCACCCCCTGATGTAAATGTGACTCCATCTTTGTTTGATACAACTACACCACCAGTTAGTCTATAACCAGATAGCTCACTAAGAGTTTTGTAGTCTTGCCAGCTAACAATCTTTTTGTGTGGTATGCGTCTGTAACATAAGGCGTGGAGCGTACTAAATGCTTCAAAGTCTTTGAGACTGTATTCAGTGTGTAACTTAAGAGCTCTGTCGATAGCTTCTTGTGCACCTGTTTTGGTAAAGGTTGTAAACCCAATTTGTTTAGGAGAGCATTTATCTAAGCATTCTCCTAACAGATTCATTAGGGTTGTAGTTTTACCAGTGCCTGCACTAGCTACAAATATTTTAGGATCAGTCATTTTTCTTATTGGCTTTTACAACCTCTTTGACCTTCTCCCAGTATTTCTCTGTGGACTTTTTCTTCCATCCATTTGGTCCACCGTTGTGTATACGAGCAATGTCTTCAGGAGTAATAGGTCGCCCAATCCTGTCTTCAGTTGCGTACTTGTCCATATAAGAATTGAATATTTTAAATGCTGTATTCATATCAAATGCGTCTCTGTGTACCCACCCTTCGTCGGCGTGCTTAGCTGCGTCTTCGACATAAGCTTTAGTCATTTGTAAACAGCCAAATGATTTGCCGTTGTCACCGACAGCATCTTTGTTGCCCCCGCTTTCTACAATGATTATTGCGATTAATAATGTTTTTAGTGTCATGTTAGTAGTTGTTGTTTTCTATTAGTTCAGGAAAGTTAGCAACATTATCTGCGTCTAACTTACTCTTATGTATTCGCCAACATCTTGTGTTGACTTGGTTTGCTTGTATTCTGTCAGGCTCAGCTTTAAGTACTTTCTTAAGCACTGACAAGATTTTATTTGAGGGTAAGTCTCTGAAGCGTTGTTGTTCAAGAAAGTCTTTTAGATGAGACATACGGAAGAAGTAATTACCATCGGATCGTTTAACTGGTCCATGATTAATATGTTCTGCGTTATCAACTGATGAGTGGCAGAATGAAGATACAAGTTCTACAAGTTGACCAACAGGTGTCATCTCAAATGGTATGTCGATTTGTGTGCAGTTCTTAAGCAATAAGTTTTGTTGTTTAATCCAATCGTCTTGTTTGATAATCGGAAACTTATACAACAACCTCTCCATAACTTTCTGATTAAACAGATTGAAGTTATCAAACTCCGCTGTGCTGAGCTGTATCTCTGTGTCGTCCAGAGTCAGATACCAGAGTGGCGGGTCGCTCTTAAGTTGCACAAGCGAACGATTGTTAGGCATAAAGTCTTCACCGCCAATACCGTGCTTGCGTTGACCACAAAGCTTAGCGTCGCAGAATCTGCATAAAGGTTCTTGTGCACATTGGTATTTGTAATCCTTCTTGCCGTAAGAAGCTATAATAGCTTCTACCTCTCTATCGTTGAGAGGCTCACTAAACATACGATTGTATGTGTGTATAAGCTGCTTCCACTCAGCAGGTTGTGCTTTTTTAAGATATACGGCTACGTTAGCTAGTGTGATGTTTCTATTCTCACTTGCTTGTGATCGCTCACTAAATATGTAATTAAGACACGGTGGTCCTTCAGGAAATGGTTCTGTTGAGCTGTTAGGTACTGTTAACTTATCAAAGCTTTCTTTGCTAAGTTTTTTGTTGTTAGCATACTCAATAAATTCTGCAGGGTTTAGTGCTTTGCCTTCATCATCAAAGGCGTATTGTAAAGTAGGGTTGCCACTGTATGGCATGTTTAACCAGTTGCCGTATTTAGAATCATCTTTACGAGTTCCAATCTTAGGTTGCTTAGGATATATCTCTGACACACCTTGACCAAAGAAAGCCGAAAAGCTTTTAAGAGTGTCAATCATATCTTTGGCAGCAACAGGTTCATCTAAGAATAAATATACATGTGCACCTCCAGATTTAGATCGGCATACTACAAATGGTAATTTATTTGTAGTTACGGCTTCTGTTAGTTTTTCAAGTGTGTCTTCTTTTTGGTATACATCAATGTCAAGAGCACCCCAGTATACTGAGCTGTCTTCTTGTAGTGGTGTGCAACCAATTCGTTTTTCACCTTTTATATGTTGTTCCCATAACCCAACGGTTATGCTGTTTTTTACAAGGAAAGATTTTGAATCACATTTCCCGTCACGGTCACGAAACTTACCTGTTAGTTTAGTTTCTCCGTGTACATTGGGGTTGCATTTAAACAACTCCAAAAAGCTGGTAGCCAGCTGAGTTAACTGAGTATTGTCTGTCATTAAAAAAAAAGAGTCCGACTCCATGAAAGAAGTCGGACTCTAGTAATATTAGTAGGGGTCGCTCGATGTCAAGGCTGGAACACTTTCCTGCTCACTTTGTAGTAAGGGAGTCTGTGTTGCAACGCCTGATGTCTCCTCTGCAAGAGTGAGTAGATCTTCGTCTGCTTCGAAGTCTAAGACAACATTGTCTGAGATTTCAAAGTTCCAATAGTCATCATTGTTCTTGCTTGTTTCCATAACAGTCTTTAGCTGCCACTTCTGTGCAAACAATGGAGGGATGATACTCTTATCTTGTTCATAGCGGAAACGATTGATGTCACCTGTAAGCTTACGAGAAACTTTCAGTTGAGACGATGTAAACGGGATGATTGCTTCTTCCCAGCTACCGTCAATCTCTGCAAGAATGAACCAGTAGCTTGTGTAGCGTAGTTCGTTCTCACCGAGCCATTCGTCGTATTGACGCTCACGACCTTTTTCATAGGACGGATCACTGACAACAGTTAGTGGATGAGAAGCTACATAGCCTCCACCCTTGTTGCGAGGAATCCATTCTGTGTATACTGCTTTGGTATAGACAGGAATGATGTTAAGCGGATTTGCTAACACACATTTTGTCTTGTTAAAGAACAGGTCTCCAGCTTTTGAGCCTTCGACATATTCGTCTTTGTTGGACTTAAGCTGTGGGCTTAGGTCTTGTAGGATACGGACGAATGGTAACGCTGAACCTGAATCTAGGTTCTCAGTTCCCATGCCCGATACTTTTGTTATATCATATGCCATGATTATACTTTCTTTCTTTGGTTTTATGTTACTTTTGCTCGTTTACCTTGGTAGATACCAAAGGCTTCACGAGGTAGAGATTCTGCCAGCTCTGGATTGTCCAGTGCATCACGACAGAAAGACTTAAGAGTGGCGTGGTGTATTGTTGATTTACAACTTGCATCCACACCCATCTCCTGTAAAGCGGTTAAGATCTGAGATACCATAGCATCATTACCTCTGTCGAGATTAGCTTTGACTTCGTTCTTAATGATCGAGGAGTTGTTTGTTGAGCGAAGCCAATCGTATGCAACTGACTCGTCTTTGATACGGGCATCTACAAACTCATTGACAATAATTTGTCTGCCGTCTGATAAGCGTAGTGCTTCAACGCCCAAGGTTTCTAGCATAGATGGAAGGTGTTCTTCCGCTATAACTTTGCGTTTTTGTTTTAAGGAAGACAGTTCCTGCTCAGCAGTACTTACTTGTTCTTCTAGCTCGACCAAGGATTGGCTTAGTCGGATAACAGATTCCATATCAATAGGTCTCTGTGATTCTGTTTCATCTGTTGGAAACAGTTCGGGCTCGATTGAATCAGATTCAGCGAGTATTGGGTCTACATTGTTCATAGTTTATTTAGTTCTTTTTTACTTAGTTTAATAGGTTCTTCGTTCGTAGCCAAGTAACCTATGCGAGAGTAACCAGCCATGTCAACCCAATTATCTCGTTTATTTGAGTTCATTTGACGAGTAATTTTTAAGGCGATCATAGCAAGTGATACTTGATTGGGAGTTACTGTAGTTTCGAATATTACAGACCATAGAGTTGCGAGTCTTTCTAATTCAATTCTACAATCTCCATAATCATTATGTCTGTCTCCAGTTGTGATTTGAAGGGCTTCTTCTAATATATCCATAAATTAACACCAAGTTGGTCCGACATCTAAGTCAGCTACGACTGGGACTTTTAGAGTGATTGCTTCTTCCATGATCTTACCAAGCGTTTCAGCTTCTTTTTGGGTTTCAACCATAGCATTGATTTCATCATGCACAGGGAGACGAAGGTCAAAGCCTTCCTCATATGCCAGCACCATAGCAAGTTTTGCTTGGTCAGCTGCAGAGCCCTGAATAAGACGGTTAAGAGCCTTACTGACAAACGCCCTTTGTAAGTTACCAGCTCGATCTTTATATTTTTGTTTTGCTTGTTCATATCCTTTCACTGGCTTCTCTCCAAACTCTGGTGTCCAGAAGTCGAAGTGAGCTTTCCTGCCCAGTATTGTCTTGATCTCGCCTTTCTTCTTTGCTTTGAGCATTACATTGTCAAATAATATACGAAGGAAGGGAGCTTTAGCATTAAATTTTTCTGTAACCAACTTACATTCTTCTTCTCCTATGCCCAGTTGTTCAGCCATTTTCTTATTACCCATACCGTAGCTGATGCCGAGACATAGCATTTTACAAGTGTCGTAGGGTAATCCAGTTTCTTTTTCAAAGAATGTGTATAACTTTTCTCCTTTAGTAAAAGCTTCTAGTGCTTCTTGTGATTTAGATAAAGGCTTACCTGTGTTACTGTCTCCTACAAGAGCGTAGTGCACTTGTAGTCTGGGTTCTTGTGAGCTGTAATCTGCTTTACACCAGAGCGTGTTTGGCTCAGCAATGTATAAAGAGCGAATCTTCTTACCAATGTTTGAACGCTTTGGCACTTGTTGCATATTAGGGTTACTTGATGACAGCCGTCCTGACCGTGTACCGCCCTGTTCAGATGCAGTCTGTCTGAAGTCTGCGTGTATTCTACCGTTGTAACTTTGTTTTAGTATGATGTCTTCAATGAATACTTTGCGGAGTCTGTTGATACTACGAGCTTCTTGAATTTCTTTTAGTATTGGATTTGTAGAAGCATTTAGAAAGTATTTATCTACAGAGTAGTTACCTTTCTCTGTTCTTGGCACAACAATGCCTAGCTTTCTCTCACAATACTCTCCAAGCTGTTGAGGAGACCATATATCTAAACTTCCAAAGTTAGTAGATAACTCTACTTCTCTTTGTTTTAGTTCTTCATTGTATCTATTAGCTTCGTCTAAATTAACTGGCACACCCTTTAGTGTCATACTAAGTAGTACTTTAGTTACACGACATTCTAGCTCCCATACTTGTGTTAGGTTTTCTTTTTCAAGTATAGGCTTCTGTTCTTGGTAAACATCCCAAGTATTGCGTGCGTCAATCTCAGCGTATTGTCCAACATGTCTAGCTGGTAGTTTCCACATACCACCTTTAGGGTCAACGCCATAAGCTTTAGCAGCTTCAATCAGGTGCTCTTCATCCTTAGGTCTGTTGAGATACTTTAGAGATAATGCATTTAGTGAGTAACTAAATTGCTCTTCATCAATTAAGGCTTCAGCGACTTGTACATCTCGGACTGTGCATCCAATAGAGATTCCAAGCGTGTGTAGCCAGCCCAGATCATATAGAGCGTTAGCAAAGATAATAGAATTAGCATTGTTGATTTGATTTTTAACATAGGATATTACAATTTCTTTGGAAAGATTATCTCCACCTTGATGAGCAAAGGGGAGATACAGGGTGTTGTCTTTATCTGCTATTGCAATACCAACGACATAACCTTCGTTTCTTTTATATGATGGACCATATTGTTTTAAGTATGGGTCATAAGTTTCTAGGTCAATTGCAATCTCTCCTGTAAGAGTTGGCAACTCAGGTGGTGCTCGCCAAGTAGACTTAGGCTCTAAGTTACTCGGTATATTGAATGCGGGTTTCTCGCTTCTTGGTATTGTTAGTAAATCTAGTTGCATATGAAATTGGCTGTCTACCAATTAAGGTAGACAGTGTATTTAGGAAGGAAGTGCTTAGATCGTCAGGGAGTGTTTGCAGAAGCTGCGTTACTTGCTGTTTGAAATGCCTTGTTCGCCTAAACCAGTTTACTACTTGTACTGGCACAAGATGGTTTCAGCCCTCGGGAGTCACCATAAAATTCTTTAAATCCATCTCTTGTTAACGGGAAGGTTTCTGAAGTTCCTTTAACAGTAAATGTAACGAGTCTCTTAGTTTTTGGATAAGCACACATAACCAGCGTTTTAGTGTGTTGCGATTCTTTACCGAGTACACTTTCGACTTTAGTGTGCCAAGCTTTTTGCATAGGACGGAGATTTGTTGTTTCATATTTAGTTTCTATAAGATAGGTGGTTTGTGGTGTTATTATTAATAAGTCAGGAACACCGTTTCCTGTTGTTGTTTCGATACGCTGCACTACAACTTGTCCATTAGTGACATCATAGAATTGTCGTCTTAGCCAAGTTGAAAATGCTGCTTCGTTCTTCATAAAGGTATGGTGTCATCAATGACTTCTTGTAACCCTTTTGTCAACTCTGTTAGTTTAAATGTGTAGTCAGACCATCTAGTTGCTAAATAAGATTCAATAGTTTCTTTGAATGTAATACCATCTCTTGTTTCTAAGAACGACAAGTCTTCTAACATATCAATTGCGTGCTTTGCAATGTCTGTTGGATCAGCTTGCCACATATCTTCAGGGTCATCTTTTTGTTTGAAGTCACAAAGATACGTCATACGGATTCTGTCCATGTTATCTTCTTGAAGACAGTTAAATAGCACATCATCGGCTATTTCATCATAGGTGGCTGCTTCATCATCTATAGGCTCTTTTGTTTTTTTTGAAGAATACCAACTATTGTCCATGTCCCAACTCATTTGATCTGGATAACCATAACCAATTGTACCAGTAGTTGGGGGCTTGTATGGCTTAGTCGTATACTTAGGTTTGCTAACTTTATCAAAATGTTTCTTAAACTTTTTGATTTTAGTGTAGTTGTTTGATGCAGAGCGAATGCTAGATCCGTGAAGGACATCGAGAGCCTGCTTGATTTGGTTTGGTTTGTAGTCGGATGACAGGCTCTCGTATGCACTTTGTAACTTAGGATCTGCTTGGATTACATCATCGGGGTTTGTATCCCCGTGTGAATCCCCGATGGTTAGTCGTAAATGCAGATCTAAGTCTTCAGGTTTGTTACAGTGACCTACTGTAAAGTGCAGTCCTTCACGGTCTAGTTCGTCTGAGTGGTCAGTCCCTGATTGAAATGCGGAACTGCTGCAGTGGTGGTGCACAGTTCCAAACATTGTATCAGGAAAGTTCTTACGCTCTTTAGCAAAGAACTCTGAATCTGGATCAGACTTCACGGTCATACCATTGGTAATCTGTGGAGGAATCCAGAATGACCACGCACTTCCTTTTGTGTCTAAGTCATAGTATAGAAATACTAGGGTCTCTGACTTAAATTCTTCGTAGCTTATAACGCACCAGTCAATGATGTCTTGCCACATCTGGAAGGGGATAGGATCACCCTTCCAGATGGGCTCGACTTCTTTGATTACAGGAACATCACATTTTTTGAAAGTAGTAAACAGCTTGTTTTCTACGACTTCGTATACCTTGTTATCGTTTATTTTATATTTACTCACAATCTTTTAGGGTTACGGTTTCTAGTCGAGAGAA